TCAGATCGCCCTACGGACTGTCAACTCGATACCGATCAGCCGGGCGTCTCCCGCCAGAGTGTCCGAGAGAGTCGAAGTCTCGTTCGGGTCGCGCGAGATCTGCAAATTCAGCATCTCGCCGGCCGCGCACCCCGTGATCGTGATCGCGGTATCCGCCGCATCGTTCGTCTGGTTCGTCGTGCCCTTCGTCGCGTCGGACACGCAGTTCCCGGTCGCCTGGGCCGCAAAGGACTGGCTGTCAGTCTCACTATCCGCGACGCACACGACCTGCGCGCACCACGTCACGTTCCCGGTCGTGACAGTCGACAGCCATTTGTAGGCGACATCGACGTTCCCGGTCCAGTCCGCCGGGAGCATCAGCGTCGTCTGCATCGTCTCGTCGGTCGTACCGTCGAAATCGGCGACGCCCTTGCCGGTCAGGCAAGCGATCGCCGGAGCATTCGACGCCGGAAGGTCGAACATCGGCGCGGCTGTCGCGTTGTTGCAGCCCGCCGCCGGCAACCAGATCTTCGACGGGATCGTCAGGACGTTGCCAGTTCCATCGGCGTCATAGGTCTTGCCGGTGAGCGTGGCAGTATTGCTGGCGTTCAGGACGTCCACCCCGTCGACCTGCAATTGCGCGCTCTGCGTCCCGGAGTTGGTGAAATCGAAGATCGAATTTCCCACGTCGGAAAAGCGATCAAACGTCAGCGTCGTCGACCCATTCCACGCCAGCGTCATCTTCCCGGACGGCGAAGCCTGGGCCGATGGATCGAAGAGCAGCTTTGAGCCATCGCTACCGATGGCCGGCGCATTCGTGTCGCCCGACATGCGCACGAAGTCGTCCGTGGCATCCGCGGGCCGCAGGATCGTGCCCTCGTCGGTGAACTCCGCCGTACCGGCCCCGCCATCATCATCAATATCTTTCCACCCGGCAGCGCCACGACAGAACAACACCGAGCCATCGGTGTCCGCGTCGGGGTCGACGAGCAACCGCCCGGCTTCGCCCGCCGCGTCACAGTCCGTGCCCGTCGGTGTCGTCTCGTTGAGCAGCCGCGGCCACGCATTCGCTGTGCCGGCGTCGAAGTCGACCTCTACTCCATCGAGGACGAGCTCCGTGTCGATGTCACCGAGGCCCTGCAGATTGTCGACGTCACGCGTCGTGATCTGCGTCAGGTTCGTCAACGTGAGATCGTCGTTGACCTGCGTATCGGTCAGACCGTTGCCGACGTTGGCCGCAGGGAGAACCCCGGTAACGGCATCGGCGTCCGCGAGGTCGAGCTGGCCGTCGACCCAGTCTCCGGCGCTCTTGATGAGCGTCGCGCCCGTCGCGGGACTCGTGAGTGTCACGTCGGTCAGATCGGTGAGGGCCACGCTTCCACCACCGGTGTCGAGCACGGACACCACACCGTTCAGGCACTTCTTGAGCGTCGTCTCCGACAGGTCCGCAAAAATGTTGTAGTTCCCGGCCGCGCAACTCGGGTTGGTGTCCGAATCCTCGAACTCGATCCCCAGGTTGTCGGCGACGAGCTGACCTGTCAGCGTCCCGCCGGCCAGCGGCAGGTAGTTCGCCACAGTGATCGTGTCCGGGATATCCGAATCCGCGATCGCGCGGAACTGCGTCACCCCAGCGGTCGCCGTATCGAACAAAGGATAGGTCGCCGCAGTCGACGTCGCGGGAAAGCGCCAGCGCAACGACGTGCCGTCGCAAACGTCCCACTGGTCCGTTGCCGTCTCGTTGCTGTCGATGATCGTCAGCTCGCCGGAGAGGCCGCTGTTCGCGCACGTCGGGTCGTTGGTGAACGCCGTCTCGTTGTCGAAAATCCCGAGCTTGTTCCCTGGCTCCGTCGTTCGGTCGTCGGCCACGAAGCTGGGAGCGGTGACCGGCCCGTCGAAGTCGCTCGTGCCGGTGCCGTCGCTCGTGAGCACGCCGTCGATCTGCGTGTCGCCCGTCTCCTGGACCTCGAGCACGATCGCACTGGCACCGTCGAGCACCTGGAACGATTCCGAGCCGTTGCTGTCCGCGTCGACCTCGACCGTAACGTCCGTATTGGACAGCAGGGACGGCACCGTCAGGGCCGTGGCGCTCGACGTACCCAACACCCACCCCGTGACCGTCACAGAGTCAGCAATCGTCGTCGTGCCGCTACCGGCAGACGCCGCGACCTCACCAGTCAACGCAGAGCGCTGGATACCGCCGCTGCCGCTGAACTCGACACCGCCACCCACGGTCAATTCCTCGACGTCGCCAGCGCCTGCGGTGTCTCTGCCGAGCAAGCGATCGGTGTTGGCGATGTTCTGGAACTTGGCGTACGTGATCGCGTCCGCATCGACCGTGCATCCGTCCTCCGCGCCTGTGCAGCTCCAGTCCCCGAAGTCCTCACCGAACATGTTCTCGTCGCCGAGCTTGCCCCACTCGGGGTCGGTTCCCGCGGCATTGGACTGCAGGACGGTGTCGGCGGCCCCGAGCGCGAAGCGCGCCCATGCCGGAGTCGAGTTGCCAGTGATCAAGTCGCCGCGCACCACGGTGCCCGCAGCGCTGTCAGGGTGTGTCGTCGACAGTAGGTTGTGATTCGTCCCGCCCGTCGACGTGTTGTCGAGAAACTCCTCGCCGACGTCCTTGATGCCGTCGCAGTCGACGTCGCCGTACAACCGATCGGAGTTGGTGCCGGCACAGCTCGCCGTCGCGAGCGTCGCGCCACCGAGAGCCACGGGCCCGGGGAGGATCGCATGCTGTGGCCACGTCCTCGTCGGCGCGACCAGCGGGAAGCTCGCGACAGATCCAACGGCCTCGGGCGACTGGTTCCACGCGATCCAGTCGACCTGTACGCGGCAGGTTCCCGTCGACGCGCTGTTGATCTCCGCCTGGACCACGAGCTGGGAGAGATCCGCGAAAGCAGCGTGGAACGGCGTCGTATCGATCTGCCAGGCGCTCGCCTGGTTCGACCCGACCCCGCTGATCGTTGCGAGGAGTGTGCGATCCGTGACGAGCTCGCCGTCGTCGTCCCACCAAATCTTTCCGTCGTCCGACGTGCAATTGCCACTCGGATTCAGCCCGGAGAGCCGCCAACGAACCTGCAGGGCCCCGCCCTTCGCCGTGTCGTGCAGCCCGCCGTTGGCGAAGCTCCATGCATGCGTGAGCGTCTGCGGGTTCGTCGCCGATTGCACGGTGGCGATGCGGGTCTCGTAGGTGTCACGGACACGGTCGCCGTCGGTCGCGCTCCCGGTTCCCGCGCCCGTCGGGAAGATGTGCCGATAGGCGTCCTCCATCAGCCCGGCCGGGTTCTGCCACGAGGGACGTCCCTCGTACGGCCGGTAGACCGGGACCACTGGCAGCCCGCTCGTGGGCTGCGCCTCCATGGGCCACTCGTACGCGTAGGGGTTCTGCCCGAGCGCGTTCGGTTGAACGGTGAGCTGATCGCCGAGCTTGATCGCACCGGCGAAATCGTGCTGCTCGCTGTGGAAGATCGTCGTCTCCGCTCCGCCCCAGTTCCCCTCGACCTCCGACCATAGAGCGAAGTTATCGGTCAACGGGCCGCCGCCAACGATCCTGTTCTCCACGAGCGCGCATCCGGTGCACGCGACGACCGCGGGGTCGAAGTCCACTGCGGAACTCGAGAAGCTCCCGCTCGCGATGACCAAGTCGTTGTGCTCGATCTTGAGGTTCTGCGGGTCGGTCGAGATGTTCCGGGCGATTTCGATCGCCGAACTCGATCCGGCCGGACTAGAAATCCTGTTCCCCAGGAGCGTGATGCGGTTCCCGCCAGCAATCTTGACCACGGAATTGGTGGTCGTGTGCTGTTCGAGATCATTCCCGATCACGGTCGCGTCTTCGACTGCGGCGAGAAACAAGGGCGGATTGAAGTACTTCGTCGACAGGTGGTTGTTGGCGATGATGACGCGGCGGCTCCGCGTAACGGAGAAGTCGAGCGTCGCGGTGCCAACGGTGTCAGTCGTGCGAGCGATGTTGCCGACGGCCGTCAGGCCCTCGCCGAATGCAGTGGCAGCGTTGTCCGTCGGCAGGACGAGGATCGACTCGTCTCCATCGTTGTCGAGCGCGAAGATGTTCCGCGAGATATCGAGCGAGTCGAAGTCGATCAGGTACGACAGCTGATGGTTCGCGAAGCCGGTGAAGACGTTGTCAGCGATCCGGATTCCGCGGCCGAGGTTGAGGTTCGTCCACGGGAGTTCCGCCAGGTCCGATCCGAAGACGATCCATCCGAGCGGCCATTCCCCGGCGCTGGCGCCAAACCCGGCCGTGTAGTGGAATCGGTTGCGCGAGACATCGACGTTCGTGTATGTGATCGCCGGCTGCGAATCGCTTCCCCCGTCAAACGAGATCCCGGCCGACGAGTAATCGAACGAGTTGTCCGAGATCGCGGCCGAAGTCGCTGCCCCACGGACGTGCACGGTCTCGGAGTAGATCGCGGGCCCGCTCGCCTTGTATTTGAGCGGGCCGAAGCGATTGAACTGGATCGTGAACGTGATCTGGGTCGAACTGTCCGCCGTACCAGCACGGACGTAGCCGCCGCCGCCGTCCGAGTTCCCGTTGACCGTGTCGATCGAGCCGGCTTCGGCGAACGTGCACCCGGTCACGGACCAGTTGGTCGAGGTCGACGGCACATCGAAGAGCCAAACGCCAGCAGTGCGCGATCCGGGAAAACGAATCGTCGCCCCTGGCTCGCATCGGACGTGGCAGTTGGACGGGATCGCGTAGCCGGCGGCCGCGGAGCTCTCATAGATCCCCGCGGCGAAGATCACGACGCGATCGGCGGCCAGGTTGACGCTCCAGCCCAGCCAGGGGGACCCGGACGATCCCGCACCGGTGGCGCCATCGGTCGCGTACTTGATGCCCAAGATTGGTGCCTGGAAATCGGTCCCGGACGTCGCGATCGACAGTACGCCCGTCCCGGTCGTGCTCTTCACGAGCCCCGTCGCGAGCGCGGCGAGCGCCTGCTCCGCGGTCAGCGTCCCGTGCGCGGTCTGCGTGATATAGGTCGCGTTGATCGGCGCGCCACCGCCTCCGCCCGCTGGATCGCACTGGGTCCACGTGCCGGGCGTCGAGGGCGGCGTGTAGCCGATGCAGCACCAGTGCTCGGTGACGCCCAGGTCGTTGAACTCCCAGATGACCTTCGTCCGGCACGAGCCCGCTGGCTGGCTCGTCGCCGTCTGCACCGGCCCTGCGGTCTGCGCCTGCGCTTGCCCCCAGAGCGCGAGCGCGACTCCCAGAAGGAGCGCACGCGCTTTCATTTTCATCCGCCTCCTGTCGCGAAGATGTCCCAGCGGTAGACGCCCGCACCATTCGGCAGACAGACCGCGAGGTAACTCGGGCTCCCATCGGTCGGATTCACGCGCAGAACGCGGCCCTGCCACTCCGAGCTCGCGGTCGGAAGCACGGTCACCGCGGGGACCTCGAAAATCCTCGGGTCGATCGGCAGCCCCGCGATGCTCGGGATCGCTCCGATATCGAGCGGCGTGCCGCCCGACGGAATATCCCACGAATCGCGCCAGGCGAATCCGTCGGGCAACCGTCCGGCTACCTGGTAGAACGTGCCCGCGGGCGTGATCGCGTCGTTCGGGATCAGGGCGAAGGCGACCGTTCCGTCCGTGCCGACGGCGATCTTTACCATGCCTGCGGCCTTGTGGTTCGTCACTCCGTCTGAGACCTTGCCCTCGCGCGAGAGTGTGATCACGAGCAAGCCACCGACGGCTCCAGCGCCTGACGGGATCAGCACCTTGCCTTGGATCGTCCGAGTCGGTACGGGCATCGGTCCCTCCTCAGGGCACGATCGGGATATCGCCGATCGCGATCGGATCGGGCGTCGTACCGACGTTCCACTTCTCGGTCTTGCGCGTGCCGCCGAGGAACACGTACTCGACGACGTAGTGCGTGCCCGCGGGCGCGATGACCGAATTCGGGACGAGCGTGAAGTCGACCGATCCGTCGGGCTCGATCAGGGCCACCGCCTGCCCAACGATCGTGTGCGTCTGGGTACCGTCGCTCACCGAGCCCGGCTCGGACAATCGGATCAGGATCTCGCCGCCGGGCGCCGGGCCCGTCGGCAGGTGGACCTTCCCGTTCACACGCGTGGTCTCGAGCGGCACGTCAGCCCTCCCAGCGCCAGTGGCGGCGCCGCTTCGTGGTCGGGTGAACGAGCTCCCAGACGAAGGTCTGGAGGTGGGTTCCGCCGGCCGAGTACTCGAGTTGCATCGTCTGGTGGGTGCCGAGCATGTTCGTCGGCGGTTCCCACAGCAGATCGCGCTGGAACCACGCGCCCGAGCTGGTATGGTGGCCGTCGGCGCCGGGAAAGGTCCCGAGGTCGACGAAGAGGCCCGTGTCGAGATCGCGCTCGAGGAGGCAGCGGAGTAGGAGCGGCAGCTCGGGACCCACGATGCCGCCGATGTTCAGGCGCAGCTTTCCGTGGCCTGTCACCCCCTGGTTCACGAGGGTGAGCGTCACCTGAAGCCAGAGCCACGCGTGGAGCCGCGTGGCGTACGGCGGTACCCAGATCTCGGACTGCCCCGTGGCGAACGTCCAGCCGGCCGCGCCGACTGACTGCGAGACCTCCCAGGGCGGGACCTCGACGTCCTTCAGCGAGTCCTGGCGCTGCTTCCACTTCCCGAGGAACGTCTCGTCGACGTTCGACCCGGCATCGCGTTCGGCTGCCGGCCATTCAGCCCACCCCGCCGTCATGCGGCGCGCTCCAGGCGCGAGCTCGAGGAGAGGCAGCGGCCGAAGACCGTGCCGGCACCCGACACCCGGACGAGCGTCACCTCGAGCGTCGCGTGCGTACCCGCGACTGCCTTCACGTCCGTGCTCGAGATCGTCACCGTCACGAACCCCCAGGCGGTCACGCCGGTCGGCAGGTCCGAGCTGTCGACCGGCGTCCCCGCCCCGAGTTTGAATCGCAAGCGCCCGACCGTGCCGACGTCCGCGTAGCCCTCGGCGCGGATCACGAGCGTGACCGCGCCCTCGAGCGTTGCAACCGCGGGCGGGATCCAGAGTTCGATGTTCGCGACGACGGTCGCAGCCGCGGCTGCGGACGCCGCAGGGAACCGCGTGTCCACGGGGACCGAAATCAGAGCCTCTTGGTTCGAGTGGAACTTCCCGACGAGCGCCTCGATGAACGCGCTCTCGGCGTCGACCTCGGCCGCCGCGATGTTCTGCCACGCCTTGGCCATCAGGCCTGCACGACGGTGTAAGCGGCCTCGCCGTCCGGGAAGAATTCGGTGTTCGGGCCGATGTACCCCTGCTGCTTGTCCGCGAGCGTGGCCGCGCCGTAGGTCGCGGCCACCGTGTTCGCCGCGACGATGCACGGCCGCGAGATCGGGCGGCGCAGGTGGAGCTCGAGCTCGACCATGGCCAGCTCGCGCTCGCCGGCCTCGACCTGGATCCGCCGGCGCGTGACCAGGAACGCATCGAGCTCACCGACACCGCGGGAGGCGGTCTTCAGGTTCGGGCACGTCGGAATGTCGATCGACACGACGTCGGCGATCGCCAGGTCCTTGTGCTTGTAGAACGCTTTGACCCGGATCGGCGTCGGCGGGTTCGCGAGCTCGAACAGGATCTTCTGTCCAGCGAAGAGCAGATGCGCCTTGCTCCCGTAGTCCGGGAACCCGAGCCGTCCGGTGCGGGCGCCTCGCGCGTCGATCTGCTCGGGCTGCGCCTCGCCGTAGCGCGTGATCGACGCGGTCTGCGTCTGCGAGAAGGAGTAGTCGCTCTCGCCCTCGGACGGGTTCCAGTCCGACGACCACCGCAAATTGTTGACGCGGCCGCGGAACCCGCGTTTCCACTCGCTCGCCCGCCACTCGTCGACGCGCCACTCTTTCCCGATCGGCTTCGGCGTGACCGGCACGCGGAAGTACGTCTCGATCGCCAGGCGCTCGTCGGCGAGCACGCGCGGGAGCAGCGCGTAGGGCTGGAGGATGTGCTCCTCGATCCACGTCCGCAGGTTCCTGATCGGAGACTTGTCGACGATCAGGTTCGCCGTTCCGCCACCGAGGAGCGCGCCGGCGGATGAGAACGCGGGCCTCCGCCACAGCTCGTCGCGTACGAGCTCGATCGCGCGCAGGTCGAAGAAGTAGTCGCGGATCCCGAGGCCGTCGCCGTCGCCGACGTCGTACGGGCCGTTCGGTGCCGAGTCGAAGGGCCCGACGACGTCCAGGCCGTCGACGTAGAACACGCCTGCCGTCGAAAGCACGATCACGAGCTGGTAGGCGTCACCGCCCGCGAACGTCGGATCGACCTGGAACCAGTTCAAGCCGTGGCCCCAGGCGAGCGGTCTGAAGTTACGCGTCGCGTCCGTGAAGATGTCGAGCTGGCTCACACCGAACTGGGCGAAGAGCGTTCCGCTCCCGACGCCCGTGTTCACCCAGCTCCCGCTGCCGGGAGTCAGGAAGGTCTGCTCGTCCCACTCCTTGCCCCGCGTCGTGTTGCGGACGCGCATGTCGATCGCGCCCGTGTCGTTCCCGCCGGGCGAGTAGCCGTGGCAGTGGATCAGGTACCACTTGCCCGGGACGAGCGACGGTAGCGACCGCGAGAGCTGGCAATCGCCGAACCCTCCGGTCTTCGTGATCTTCGCGGACTTCGCGCCGCCGTGGATGCGCGTCGACTCCTCGGCGATCGTCGCGTTCGTCTCCGCCTCCGTCCAGCCGTCCGGCGACCCCGCGGTCCAGGCTTCGAGGTCGCCGTTCGCGTAGAGCGCCGCGGCCGCAGGGCCGCGGTTCGTCGTCATCAGCCATTCGAGTGCGATATCGATCGGGTTCCCGCGCTTGGCCCACACCTGGATGATCTGCGTGTCGCCAGCGAGGAACGTGTGCACCGCACCGCCACCCCACTGCCGACGCGTGCAGCCCTGTAGGTCCTTGTTCCCGGTGCCGCCGATCGACGTGTAGCGCACGAGCTCGGCGCGCTTCGCGCTCGAGTCCCAGAGGAACGCGTAGCCGGGCTCGCGCCACTGACCCTTCGGCGACTCCCCGAGCGTGATCGTCGTGGCCGCACTCGAGAGTCCCGTTGGGTAGGTCACCGAGTCGAGCCGGAAGCTCTGGCCGTCGACGTCGTCGTAGAGGCCGCGGCTCATGTCGCCGAGTACGGATTCGAGCTCGAACGCCCAACCGCCGCCCGCTGGACCCGTCACCGCGACGTCCGAGACACGCCAGCGCGTCTCGTGGAAGTCCGCCTCGGCGAGATCGGCGAATCCCTCCTTGCGTGAGACGCGAGCGTTGTGCAGCGTCGCATCGTGCGCGGCGATCCATGCCGTGACGAGCTCGTCCGCATCGGGGATCGAGAACCCGGCGCTCCCGACCGTCAGCCGCGCTCGGCGAATGTCGAGCTGGTCGCCCGAATCTGGCTCGGGCACAGCACCCACGAAGAGCGTCCAGCCGCCAGGCGTTGCGATCCCCGGGAAGCGCCGCGAGACGAACCTCGTTGCGAGGTCCGGGAAGTCGTAGACGAAGATCGCGCTCTTCGACTCTCGGTCGCGCGCCGTCTCGTAGTTCCCCATCAGCCCGTGCCCTCGGCGGGGGCGACGAATCGGAAGTCGTAGTCGCGGCGCAGCACGCCGGGCGGGAAGTCGATCCGGAGGTCATCGACGTGGGCCAGGCGCTGGTAGTGCCGGCCGGCGTTCGTGAGGTCGTCCGAGTCCGCCCACATGGCGAGGAAGCCCGTCCCGGTCTCGAGCCAGCGGACGAAGCGACGCACGGCGAGCTCGTCGTCTGAGCCGTGGAGCAGGTTCACGAGACGCACGTCGACGTCCGAGCGGACCTGGCGGACGCGCACGATCTCGGCGACGCCGTCGCCCTGGTTGATCGCGAGACCGGGGTCGGTGCGCGGGCGCCACTGTCGGAATCGCTTCTGGAGCTCGACGAGTCCGCCGCAGAAAACCCGATCCCACCAGGCGAAGGCACCAGACACGAATGGCTCGACGAGCTCGTAGCGCAGCGAGAGCTCGAGCCAGTCGCAGCTCGCGTGGACCTCCTGCGCGGTCCACTTGAGGAACCAGCCCGGGCCTGCGGTGACCCAGGACCGCGACGCCGGCGGCGTGAGGAGTGTTCCGCTGCCGATCGTCGCGGTCCCGCCCTGGTATTGCGCGAGCTTCAGGATCCCGTTCGCCATGGCCTCGGAGAGTCCGGGCCGGAAGGCCGCACCGGCCGCGAGCTCCCCGCCCTCGGCCTTCAGCACCGCGAGCACGTCCGCGAGCTGGAAGCGCTGGAGCGCGACGGCCTTGTTCCCGGCTGTCCCGTCGACGACGTGCTGCCGCATCGCGCGTGCCGACGGGATGCCGGGCCCCGCGCTGTGGAACACGTCCGCGACGACTTGCTGGGACGCGTTGACGCTCTGGCTCGTGTCCCAGCCGCTCGGTGCCGTGCCGCCGGCGTCTGACTCGAAGCTCGCGTTCACGAGCGGCGCCAGGCCGTAGAGCAGGATCGGCCGGCCCATCAGCTGCGAGCCTCGGTCGGAAGCGCCCGGAGCACGCCGGCCTCGATCATGTCGTACAGGCGCTCGGCCACGGCCTCTACGAACTCCCGCGGCACGCGCTCGGAGTAGATCGCGCCGAATTGCTGGTGCGTCACGTTCAGCGTGAGCTGGTGGTTCGCCCCGCCGTTGCGTCCGCGCAGGCCGAGAGCCTCGCCGGCGCGACGAGCCGCGGGACCCGACAGGGGAACGATCGCCTCGGGCCGCCCAAACTCACCGACGTTCACGACCTGCTCGCGATGCACGACCGCACCCTCGGCGGCGCCTGGAACCGCGACGATCGACGTACCGAGCGCGGCGCCGGCGGCGGCTGAGGTAGCAGCACCAGCGGTCGCTACGCCCGTCGCGGCCGCGGCCGCAGCGGGAGCCGCCGGCGGGAAGATCGACGACCACCATGCGAACGTGTTCACGTAGACCGACGCCAGGCCCTTGGCGAGCTCGGCCGCGGCCTCGTGCGCGGTCGAGGCGACGCTGAGCTTCGAGACGATCAGGCGGCGGATCGCCCACTGGACGAGCAGGTTCACCGCGTCCGCGGCGAGCGACTTGCGCATCGCAGCGAAGCCCTCGGAGAGCTTGCGCTGGCCGGTGACAACCTGTCCCGCGAGCGCGCCGACCGATGCGATCCCGCCCTCGACGAACTGCGCCCATGCTGTCCCGATCCCGTCGACGAACTCCTGGGAACGCACGTTCAGCACGCCGAAGAACTCGTCCCATTCCGTGAACTCGGGGGGCGTGAAGGAATTGCGGACGCGCTCGAGCATGTCCTCGTCGAGCTGCTCCTCGTCGAACTCGAGGCCGATCTTGATCGGCTTGATTCGATCGGGCGTCGGGATTTCGACGTTCTCGAGCAGCTTTCCTAGTTCCTCCGGGATCGTCTGGCCCGCGCGCACGAGGCCGGTTGTGAGGTCCTCGATCTGCTTGCCGAAGGCCTTGTACACGATCGTGGCGTCGAGCCCCTGCGCGTTCGCGATCGCCATCGCGCGGTTGAAGTCGGTGAGCAGTGCGTCCGCCATCTTCTGCGTCGCGAACCCGCTCTTCGCGAGCGCGGCCTCGAGCAGCTCGGTCGCGGCCTTCAGCTCCTCCGCGCTGAGCTTGGCCTTTTCGTTTGCATCGCCGAGTTCCTTCGCTGCGTCCTTCTGGGAGCCGCGGAAGAGCTCGAGCGCGCGCTTCAGGACCTGCGCCGCGCTCCCGCCCTGCGCGGCTGCATCCGAGAACGCCTGGCGGAACCGCACGAGGTCCTGCTCGGACATGTCGTTCACCAGGCGGCGGAGCGTCCCGAGCTGCGCCTGGAGGTCGTTGACCGTCTGGAACAGGGCGCTGGCGTCGGCGACGATCTTCACCTTGCCCGCGGCCGTCGCCATGATGCGGAAGCTCTCGAGCTCGCGCGCTGCGGCTTCCAGTCCACCCTCGAAGGTGATCTCGCCCTTGATCCGTAGACGCTCGCGGAGGAATTCCACGGTCCTCGGGTCGAACCGCAGCTCGCCAACGTCGATACCCTTCCCCGCGAGCTGCTCGAGCAGCTGGCCGATCTGGTCGGCCTGCTGGCCGAAGTTCTCTAGGCGCCGCGTCGCCCCCTCGACGTCGTGACCGAGCGCACGCTCGAACAAGTTGGTCATGACGGCGTCGAGGCCGGTCACCTCGGAGATCGCCCTCGTGAGGGCGAAGGACAGGCCCCCGACCGCTCCGACGAGGCCAAGGATCCCGAGCTTCTGGCCGACGGTCGCCGCGGTGAAGAGGTGCGCGGCCGACGCGCTCGACGCCATCGCGATCGCGACCTTGTCGAAGCCGAGAGCCAGCGCGATCGCGCCCGAGGCGCCGCTCGCCAGGACCGGCAGCATCGCGCCGAACGTTCGGATCACCTGCCCGCCGATGAACACGACCGGCCCGAGCGCCGCGGCGAAGGCGCCCATCCGGATCAGCGAATCCTGGACGGGCTCGGGGAGCTTGCCGAAGTGCGTCGCGAGCCGGGCCACGAACCGAGTCAGATCGACGACCGCAGGGGCCAGGTTCTCGCCCATCTCGATCGCGGCATCCCGGATCTGATTCTTCGCGATCTGCAGCTGCGAGGCCGTGGTCTCCATCCGCTTGCCGAACTCGATCGCGAGCGCGTTGTTCACTTTCCACGCGGTCTCGGCCGTGTCGAGGGAGCCGACCATCGTGTCGTTCGCCGATGCGAGACGCAGGAGCGCGTCCCGAACCCGCACGTTCTCGAGCTCGAGCCCCTCGAGCACGGTGAAGACGTCGCCGCCGGCCTTGGCCGTGTCGTCGAGCCCCTTGATGAACGCGACGATCGCGCCCTTCGCGTCCTGCTCGAATAGCTTCGAGAAGTCGGCGACCGATAGGCCTGCGACCTTTGCGAAGTCGTCGAGCAGATCGCCGCCCGAGCGCACCTGCTTGGCGATCTCGACGAACACGCGGGAGAGCGCGGTGCCGCCGGACTCGGCCTCGATCCCGACCGACGCGAGCGCGCCGGCGAAGCCGAACACCTGTGCCTCGGTCAGCCCGATCTGCTTTCCTGCGCCGGCGAGGCGCAGGCCCATTTCCACGATCTCGGCCTCGGTCGCGGCGAGCTTGTTGCCGAGGTCGACGATCGTCGAGCCGAGCCGCTCCGCCTCCTGCTGCGGCGTGCGCATGATGTTGGCGAAGCGGGCGAGGCCGTTTGCGGCTTCCTCGGCCGAGAGATTCGTCGTCGCGCCGATCTGGGCCATGACGCGCGTGAACTCGACGATGTTCTCTTTCTCGATCCCGAGTTGGCCCGCGGCCTCGGCGATCCGGTTCAGGTCGTCGACGTTGATCGGGATCGCCTTCGGGCCCGCGGCGAGCTGGCGGATCCCCTGGGAGAGCTGCTTCAGCTCCTCGTCCGTAGCGTCGACGGTCTTCCGCACGCCGGCAAACGAGCTCTCGAAGTCGATCGCGGCCTTCGCCGCACCGAAACCGATGGCTGCGATGGGGGCGGAGACGAGGAGGCCGAAGCGCGTCCCGAACTCGGTCAGCCTGCCGCCGAGCCGCTCGAGGTTCTGGCCGACGCGGGCGAAGTTCTCCGCGGCGACGCCGGCGAGCTTGTCCGTCTCAGCCCGCACCGCGCCCGAGAACTTCCGCACCGTCGCGGTGCCCCGGTCGTCGACGGCGAGTACGATCTCGACGAATCGAGGCACTCGCTCACTCCTCGCCGCGCGCCTCCCTGCGCGCGGTTGCGTAGCCGGTTCCGATCGCGTTCAGCTGGCGAAGGAGAATCCGCCCGTCGTCGCGCGTGAGCCCCCCGCAGAAGGCCTCGACCGCGAGATCCTGGAGCCCGAGCTCCTGCACGCCGGGGGCCGCGAGCTCGTGGTACAGGAGCCACGCGCGCTCCGTTCCGGGAGGGAGCGCGTTCTTCTGCCGCAGCTCGTAGAGACCGCACTTCATGCAGTCGGCCTCTCGGGCTGGGCCGAGCCCTCCTTCTGCTCGGAGCTCGGCGCAGCTTCGGCAGTCGCTTGGTCCGCGCCAGGTTCTCCAGAAATGCGCCTCGGCCCGCGCGTACTCCTGGAGCCCGCCCCCCCCATCTGGGCCCGCCTGCGCCCTTCGGCCTCCGCCATCAGGTAGCCGACGAGTGCGTTCGCGATCGCCGGCGTGACCGTGCCGTCCGTCAGGTACTCCGAACGGAACGCGACGGGCTCACCCGTGGGCGAGAACACGTTCTCCCAGCCCACGACGTAGTCGCGCGCGAACTGGTGCAGGAAGTCGCGCCAGGCGCGAGCGCCCTCGCCCTCGGCCCTCTGCCCGGTCGGCACGCGGAGGATGAGCTCGAAATCCGGCTGCCGCAGGATGAACACGGCTACCGTCGCCTCGGGCGCAGGCTGATCCCCGATCTCGCGCAGGAGGTACGGGGTATCCGGGTCGTCCTGCTCTTCGAGCACGACCCGGATCGGTTTCGCTGGCTCGATGATCATTGCCCCCTCCGAAGCGTCAAGCCTGGTCGACCGAGTTGCCGTTGAACATGTAGGCGCGGAACGGCGCTCCGCCCGCGGTGACCCAGCTCCAGTCGGTACCGTTCGGGAGCCGGCCCGCCTCGGGCGTGGTCACCGAGAACGTGATCTCGACCGGGACCTTGCTCCCGGGCGAGGGTGCGTTCGTCGGCGCGTTCATGATCGTCATCGCCGGGAAGTCGAACCGCATCAGATACGGGAGCGGGGGCGCGGACGTCGGGATCGTCGGGCCGGTCCAGATCAGCTGCGCTTTGTACAGCTTCTGACGCCGCCCCGTCTGCGGGATCGACGCGGCCTTGATCAACGCGTCGACGGCCGCGGTGTACTGCGGGAACGTCAGCGTCACGTCGGCCGTCGGCATGCCGTTCGTGTCGGGCTCGTCGATCTCGCCGTTCGACCCGGAAACGACGTCGCCGGCGATGTTGCGATTGATCGAGACCCGGCAGTCCGAGACCTTCAGGTCATCCGCGCCGTCGAGGTTGCCCTCGGCCCCCGTGACCTCGGTCGCGCGAACGGTGAGCGCGCTGAAGAGTGCGATCAGGCCGTCCTTCGGGATCGTGATCGCGCCGAACTGCGCCGCGCCGTTCACGGGCGCATTCCGCTCACAGCGATTGAACAGGCCGGTCAGCGTGCCCTGCAGCTTCCCGCCCTCGTGCCCGAGCTCGAGCTGCGAGTACTTGAAGGACGGATACTCGTGCACGTTCGTTCCGAGCGCGCCGATCCCCTTGTCGAAGGCGAGGGTACCGAAGAGGCCGTTATTCGACGGCTGGAACCGCATGTCGTGCTCGAACACGATCCCGGCCTGGTTGATCACGACGGTATCGGCGCCCATCAGCAGTGCGAGATGGCGCTCGAAGCCCTCGAGGCGCGGCGCCATGACGATCGCGCCCTCGTGCTCCTCGATGTTGCCCTGGTAGTTCCCGCCCGAAAGGGAGTCGCCGACGTTGTCGTCCTTGATCGTCGCCGGGATCCCGGGGGGCAGGCTCTCCGAGATCAACTTGATCAAATCGCCGGCGCCGGCGGCGACGGCGGTGCCCCACGTTGCGCCCTTCTTGAAACACACCTTCCAGCCCGTGGTTCCCGCCATCGAAGTACCCTCCTATCGCGCGACTTCTTCGGAGTAGTGAACGAGCAGCTCGACCGCGTAGCCCTTCACGCCGCTCTGCAGCTGCGCACCGCGAACGGGGCCGAGCATCCGCGGCATCTGCTCGAGGTAACCCATGTATCCGTCCCCGATCCCGAGCGCCAGGTCCTCGAGCTCACACGTACGCGTGCCGAGCGCGTCGAGGATCTCCTCGGCCGCACGCCTCAGCGCGATCGCCTGGTCACGCTCGTCGTTGTGGCCGTAGAAGCCGACGATGCGCACCTGACCGTGGTACTCGTGCGAGCCGTTCGTGAAGGGCGAGGCGGCGACCTGACCCTCGAGGAGCCAGAAGCGCACCACGGGGCCGAAGTCCTCGGCCTCGGTGTCGATCACGCCTGCTGTGTCGACCACGACTACGGCGCCATCCGCACGCAGCTGCTCTTCCGTCGACCAGCGGCGCTCGGATATGAACACGGGCCCGAGGTTCGGCGGGTCGACCGCGTCGAGCTTGGCCTTCAGGTTCGCGAGGAACTGGCGGAGATGGTTGTCGGCCATCAGCGCCCCTCGATCGTCTGCCGGAAAGAATCCGCGAGCGCCTCGACCAGGTCCTGGAGCTCGCGCTCGGCCGTCTCCTTCGCGCGCTCGAACACGCCTCGAGGCGGGAGGCCGCGGCGCGAGATCGCGGCGCGGATCCGGAACGCCGCCGATTTCACGGCCTCGCGTCCCGTCTTCCCCGTCCAGCTGAGATCGAGCTGCCCGCGTTGCGCACGCAGCTGGACCCAGCGCTCGATCGGGCCCGGGGGCGGCCAGCGGGCGCCGGCGCGGCGGCCCGTGTCGACGATCGCGGCGTGCGGGATGGGGGAGAAGATCGCGTCGCGGATCTCGATCCCGTCTGGCGAGGGGCGGATGGACGGTCCCTCGGTGAAGATCCCGTTCGCTAGCTCGCCGGTGTAGAGCTTCTCCGCGGCCGCGATCCGGCCCTCGCGCATCCCGGCGCCCGCGGCGACCGCTACGCCCTCGACGAGCGCCTGGTCGAGCTCGGAGGCGGCGACGCCGGCGTCGTCCGCGAGCGCGCGCAGCTGGGACACGTCGATCAATGCGACACGCGCGGGAAGCCGTAGCGATCGCGGCTCCGGTAGTCGACCGACGTGCCCGAGGCCGGCGCGAACTCAGTCGGGACGAACCGCTCGAGCGCCTGCTTCCGCAGGGACTTCTCGTTGTCGCGCCAGCGGCGGTCGATCGTGTCGTAGTCGACCTGATCGAGGCCCATGCTCTCGTTCTTCAGGTCGGAGGCCGAGCGCGCGACCCAGCCCGCGAGGTTCGCGAGCACGAGCAGCAGGAACCCCTCGACGTCTCCGTCGGGCACGGTCGTGCCGGGCGTCGCGTCCGTTCCGTCGAGGGTCTCGATCTGCTGCGGGCGCGTCCACGTGATCGAGAGCGTCTCGGACGTGCCGGGCGGCCGCAGGAGCCACAGCACCTCGTCGCCCGCGGCGTCGATCCGGACCTCCCACTCCTCGGCCTCGAGTTCGCGGCGGTGCTCGTCGTCGGTGTCCGGATCCTCGAGGATCTCGAGCGCTTGGACGCGCGACGTACGCGGCAGCCACACGGGCTCGGCGGAGAGGAGTGTCTTCAGGACCCAGCGCCGGGTCTGACCGTCCCCGGCGACGCGCTTCACGAGCTCACGCGGCCGGTGCGACGAGTACTCGTCGAGCGCCGAACGGACCGCGGCGTCCTGCGCTTCTTCGGTGGGCTGGAGCTTCAGCGACTCGATCTTGCCGAGCCGCGTGATGGCCTTGGTCCTGACCTCTGCGAGCTTCCCGAGCGCCATCGAAGCTCCCGTGAGACGCGAAGGTGGGGTCGGCGCCGGAGGGGCCGCGCCAGCAAGGGGGGCACCTCACTGGCACGGCCGAATCCGACGCCGATCCCAGGTCGTCAAGGCGACTGGATCAGGTACAACCCGCGGTAGTCGACGACGACGCCGTCGTCGTGAACGTGCCGCACCTTGTACGTCACCCGGTCGTTCGTGAAGAACGTCCCGACGCGGTCGAGGTCCTGGATGAAGATCTCGGGCTCCTCGCGCCCCTGGAGGAATCCGACCTCGATCACCTCGGTCTCGTCCGGCGAGGCCGCGACGATCACGTCGTTGTCGCGGTTGGCCACGCTGTCGAACTCGTGGACCTCGAAGAGGCTCAGGCCGTGCTTCGAGCGGATCACGTTGGCCTTCCGCTCGCTCTCCCGCGTGATCGTCTTGGCGGTACCCGCCGCCTGGTTCGTGTCCGTGTCGACCAGGTTCGGCTTGCCGTCCGAGAACACGTCCGCGTACACCGCGTCGTAGTTCAGCGGGCCGCAGAAGATGTTCCGCGACGTCACGACGCCGGCCTCGCGCGCGTCGATGTCCTTCTGCCGCGTCATCGCGCGCCTGGCGATCGAGAGCTCGGTGAACGAGTAGGCCACCGTCCCGAGGTTGGCGTGCGTGGCGTGGAAGATCGCGACGCCGTCGCCGCCATAGTTCCCGTTGTTGAGGAGCTTGCCCCAGACCGCGACGTTCAGCGTGCGCTCCGCAGCGCGCGCCATCCGGCCGGGGATCGAGCGGAACGTGCGCGTGTCGTCGTTGACGATCGACTCCCAGCTGATCGGGCCGAGTCCGCCGTGCTTGACGATCGACGCCGTGACCTCGTCCTCGGTCGGCAGTCCGAGATCCACGTACGCCGCGTCCTGGGCGACCGTGGGCAGGTTCGCGAACTCACCGAACCGCACGATCGAGCGGCTCTTGAAGTCGTTCACCGGCGTGGTGCGCGCGACCATCCGCCACAGGTGCGGGAGCATCGCGTAGTCGCGCATCATGCGCTTGTTGATCACGTTCGAGAGCAGCGCGACGAACCCGGTCGTCAGGATCGTCGCCTCGAGGCCGGCGACCGAGAACGCCGGCAGGAACGGGCGCAGGTCCTCGCGCTCCCAGTCGATCGACTCGAGGATGTCGGACGCGCGCCGGCGGCTGCGGACGTAGCCGAGCCCCTCGCACAGCATGTCGCCCGTGATCACCTGGTACGCCTGCTTGATCCCATGAAACGCGGGGACCTTGACCTCGCTGTCCCCGTCCTTCACGATCCCGAAGCGCTCGCCCGAGATCAGCGCCTCGAGTGCGGCCTCGACGCGATCGCCCGTGGTGTAGGGCTGGCCGAAGCGCGGGCGCGGCTTCTTCTCTTCGCCCTCGAGGAGCGAGGTGATCCGCTCGGTCCCGCCGAGACCCTTCGTCAGGCCCTCGAGGAACTCCTTGATCGATCCGCGGCTGATCGTGCCCGCGGACTCGAGCATCGCGGCGAGCTGTTTGCCTGCGAACTCCCGCAGCTTCTTCGGCAGCTTGGAGGATTCGAGGACCGCATCGATCAGCTCGGTACCGCGCTCGAGCTCGAGCTTCGCCATCCGCGCGTCGTGGCGCTTCTTCCACGCCTCGAGGCCGCGGACGCGATGCTGGACGCGGGAGTCGTCGTCCGACGACTCGTCGTCCTCCTCGTCGTCCTCGTCCTCGACCAGGTCCTCGTCGGCGCGCTTCTTCGTCTTGCGCTTGTCGGGGCGCGGCTCGGGCGGATCGAACTTCGCCAGCGACTCGAGGACCTGGACGAGCGCGTCGCCTTCGAGGTCCTCGGGCAGGCCGAGGGCCTCGACGACCGCTTCGCGCAGGTCGTCGTGCTCGTCCTCGAGCAACGGCTTCGCTGAGTCGATCGGCTTCTCGGGGAACAGGGCCTCGAGCTGCGCGCGGCTCTTCTCCGGTACGAGCCGGAGCAGTCTCTGAAGCAGGTTCTTCATGGGCTTCCTCCGTGCGAGCGCTTCGAGGACCGGGACGATCCGTCCCCCGGCGCTGGGGAATGACACAACGTCGTAGCCCACGACCCGCGATACCGTCGTCGGCTCGCGGTCCCCGTTGTCGAGGGGCCTGCACTGGAATCCGTCGATCGGCAGATGAATCGAAAGACCGAGAGCGCGAGCGAGGCGCCGCGAGGCCTCGAGGAGCTCCGAGAGCAGTCCGCCACGATTCGCCGACGGCTCGAGATCGGCGACGACCCGGGCTTTGCCCGCCGCGTCCTCGACCCGCGGGTTCCGCACGGTCGCGACCTGGGCGTCACGCAAATGCTCGGGCAGCAAGCGCTGGATCGCTGGCGGGAGACCGCGGCGCAGGGCCTCCCAGTGGTGCAGGTAGCGCTTCGATCCGTCGGGCGAGAAGTCGTACACGTTGACGGGCGCGCCCTCGGACGCGGCGGCGATCTGCTCGAGCACGGGCTTCGTCCACACGTTCCCGTTCTTCGAGCGGCCCTCCTGGATCAGGACCGCGCGGAAGCGCCCGCCCGACTCGAGCACGCTCGAGCCCGGCAGCTGCTCCCGCATCGTGCGCTTGCGTCGCAACGGTCAGTCCTTCTCGGTCTTCTCGCCCTTCGCCTTCGGCTCGACGTAGGGAACCTCGATCGAGGTCCCGTCCTGGAAGCTGATCGAGACGAACGGCTCGAGCGGCTCGCCCTCCGCGTCGTGCTCCTCGAGGTCACGCGTACGCGTGAAGCGCTGGACCGTCGTCACGTGGTGGAGCTGGAGCTTCACCTGCTTCGCCTTCGTGATCGTCCGGTTTTTATCGGCATCGCGCGTCTTGTCGTACTCGGTGATCTCGAGCCGGTCGAAGTCCACGGTCCCCGCATGGCGGATCGACCGTGGCTTGACCTTGCCCTTCAGCACCTGGTCGACGAGCGCGCGCAGCGCGTCGCGCACGGGACCCGCGGCGATCCGCGCGTCTGCGACCACGCGCTCGTGCACGCCGACGAGGCGCGTCGTGTAGCCGGTGTCGAGTAGGACGAGATTCATGGTTCGCCTCCTAGCGTGTCGGTTCGGAGCACGCGCTCGACGAAGCGCTCGATCTCCGGTGGAAGATCACCGGAGCGGTACCTCGGGCTCGTAACGCGAGAGAAGAGCTCGGCCCAGGCTTCGAGGCCGCCGGCTCGTCGTTCCCATGGGTAGATGCGCGTCGCATATTCCGATCCGAAGATCTGTGCCCACCAGCTTGCTCGCCCCCCAGCGTAACCCTCGCCCCCAATCGAAAGCGCCGACCGAACGGGGTAGGCCTTCAGGATTGCGATCCATTCCGAGTCGTTCTGGAGGTCGATCGCGGCGTCGAGCACGTGCCCGAGCTCGTGGCGGAAGATGTCCTCGACCTCGGTGGCCGTGCGCACCTGCGACCATCCGATCCGGACGAGCTTCGTCCCGAGCGGGCCGGCGCCGACGACGTCGGCGCCGGGGAGCACGCCGCGCGCTGGAATCGCCGAAATGGTCGGTACGGCCTGCTCGTGGAAGCCCGCGTCGATCGCGTCCCAGCGCTCGCTGACCGTGCCGGTCGCCTCCCCACCGGCCCGCGAGCTCAGCAGCAGGCGCCGCAGCCGCGCCTCGGACGCCCCGGGATAGCGCGCCAGGAGCCGCTCCCACTCGGACCGCACGCGCTCCAGGCGCTCGAGATACATGCCCTCCGAGATCCCCTGCCGCGAGACCTGCGTCGAGGATCCCTTGCCGCCGAGCGGGTTGACGTTCGCGAGCTGCGCCTCCTCGAGCGCGATCCTCTGGCGGACCGTGAGCTCGCGCGGCTTCGGGGCCAAGACCCTTCGAACGCGGGTCGGTGACGCGGCTCGCCGCCGCACTGGCGGGCGCCGGCGCTCGGGCCCGAGCGGCCAGGGCACGACGAAGCAGCCGCAGTTGGCGACGGCGCTCGCGGGCGCGCCGGGATCCCGCGGATAGAGCATCTCGACGAAACCGCCCTCGCGGACCGGAACCGTGAACCGGCCCGAGGCTGGCACGGTCTGGTCGTTGATCTGCCGGTGCTCTTCGCGCGAGATCCCGCTCCACTTCCAGCGCTTCCCCGTTGGGATCCGTGCGTTCAGCTGGCGGATATTCGACTCGGTCACGAGCGAGTGCGCCCGTAGCACCTCGGTCCGGTAGATCCGCTCGGCCTCGAACGACCAGCGCGAGCCGATCCCGAGCGCGCGCGAGATCTCTGCCGCGGCGTTGAACGGCGTGTCGCCGGCGCCGACGGCTGCGAGGCGCACGACGCGGTTGACTTCGGCGAGGATCCGGGAGCTGAGACCGCCTGACGAGAGCCCGATCAACTCGGCCGAGAAGCCGGTCAGGATGTCGAGCGCGGCGATTGGTAGCCGCGCGGTCGCGATCCCGGCCATGCCTGGCAGGAAACGCTGGATGTACGCTTCGGCCATCGAGCGGGCGATCGCCTCTTGCTTCGCGATGCCCTCCCCGATCACGCCGCCGATCTCGCGGGAGAGGCGCTCGAGTTCGCGCGAGACGGCCGAGGTCACGGCGAGGATATTCGCCTGCGTCAACGCGTAGCGTTGCGGGACCGCGGCGAGCGCTTGCTGGCGGAAGAGGTCGAACCGCGCGCGGATGCGCCGTAGGTCGCGCGCCTGGATCGCGAGGCTGCGAGCGATCAGGCCTCGGAGCTGCTTCTCGTAGGCCGCGAGCTTCGCGACCTGCTCGGGCGTGAGCTCAGGCACCGCCGCGATCCCGGTCGCCCTCGTCCTGGGATCCGTCGTCGGTCCGGCTCTTCTGCCCCATGAGCTCGCGCACGCGGCCCTCGATCTCGCCCGCCATGTCCTCGAGCTGCGGCGGCAAGCCCTCGAGCTCCTTCGGCACGGCGAAGCCGGCCTCGCGGAGCGCCTGGACGAGGATCTGGTTCACGAGCTCGGGCCGTACGCCCTGGACAGAGGCGACGGAGGTCAGCGCGGCCGACAACGCCTTGACCACCTCGGTCCCGCGCTGGCGATCCTTGCCCCCGACCTCGAGCGAGGTCAGGGAGAACGGGAGCTCGGGGATCGTCGCGCCGGCGCGACGCCGGAGCTGGAGCTCGACGTCGAGCCTGCGGTGCCAGAACCGGAGCAGGCGCTTCTGCTTGCGCCGCAGGCGCCGCAGCGGCACGTAGTCGGCAGCCCTCGCACCTGCCAGGTTCTCGTCACCCTGGGAGCCGCGCCAGGCCTCGGGCAGACCCTTCGCGCCCATGATCCCGGTGCCCAGCTCGCGCGAGAGCCACTCGTCCCTCGCGTTCGCTCCCTTCTGCTCGCCTCCGACGAACTCGAGCGAGATCCCTTCGTTCGTCGCGATCGACTTCGGGTTGCGCGGCGGAGTCAAGAGCCCTAGATCCTTCAGGCGCTGCCGACCGTCGGCCGGGGTCTTGATCGACGCGTCCTTGACGTGGAGCAGGATCATGCGTCTGAGGTTCGCGATCTCGACCGAGCTCCAGAGCAGCTCGTCCTGGGCGTCAACCCAGTCGAGCACTGAGCCGAGCTCGCCCCGTCCACGCGTCGCACGGTCGGGCCTGTTCCACGGCCAGTAGAAACACAGCCCGTCGACGAGCGCCTGGCGCACGACGAGCTCGACCCCCGAGGGCGACGTCGACGTCTCACTCACGAGCAGGCGCCCGCCCTCGTCACGCGTGAGCTCGATATCGGGGCCGAGGTTGTCGAGGATGAACCATCGCAGCGGCTTCATCGCCGGCCCCGCCGAGACCATCAGGTAGACGTCGCGGCCGTTCTTGTCCTTCACGACCTCGACGACCTGGAGCGGATCCACGTAGGCCGTCTCGATGTGCCCGTCGATCTCGGAGAGATCCGCGCGTTGCACGAGCTCGCCCTCGAGGAGCAGCGATCGCGTCAGGTCCTCGTGCCGCTCGTGCAGCCGGTTCCGCGGGTCGGTCCACAGCTGATCGAGCTGCTCCTGGAGCTGCTGCGCCTCCGGCGTCGTCCCCTCGCATCGCGGTTCGAGCCCGTCGCCGATCATGAAGTCGAGATGGATCTCGATCAGGTTCTCGGCCGTGCCGCGCATCGCGTAGGCCATGTGCGACAAGCGCAGGATCTGCCGGCGTTGCGGCTCCGAGAAATCGCCGTCGCCAGCCGAGGCCCCACCGACCCACTGCCGGTACAGGTTCTGGTTCTGCGCGCCGGGGAGCCGCGAGTCGGGATCGGTCGCGACGTCGAGCAGGCCTTCGAGGCGGCCCTTTTCACGCGCGAGCTCGTCGATCCGCTGTTGCTGCACGGACTGCCCCGAACGGAGCTCCTCGAGCTGAGCTTCGAGCGCCGCGGTCCTGCGTCCGAAGAGTCTCATCGTGCCATCCGCAGCGAGACGCGGCGCCGAGCCCACGCCTGCTCCTCGGGGTCGTCTGCGACCGTGCCCTCCCCTCGCGGATTCAGCCGCTCGCGCGACGCGGGCTCCGTGTCGTCACCCGAGGCGCCCGCGGCACACGGCACGAGCTCGTCGGCCCACGCGAGCGCGAGCGAGTCCCACGAGTCGGGCGATGCGCCGAAGCGGCCGATGAATTCGTCCTTGTCCTCGAGCTTCCTGCGCCCCGCCGTGTCGAAGCGGAACTTGAGGTTCGTCGCCTCGGCCTCGAAACCGTCGTCGCCGAAAGATCTCGGGAGCGAGATGCGACCCGCCTGGAATCGGTCGCGCAGGAGCCCCGCGATCGCCGAACGTTGGTTGACGAAGAACTCGGAGTCGACGCCCTCGCACGCGTTGACGGGCTCGACGGGATACCCGCCCCGGATCAGGAGATCGGTCACGCCGCCGCCGGCGCCGAGGTCGTCGACGAAGATCTTCCCGTGCCACGGCGGGCCCTTCTTTCCGCCGCCGAGAAACGATCGAGCGTGCTCCATCGCGAGATCGGCCGTCAGGTCGAGCCGCGGCTGCTGCCACGCTTCGTGCCTGACGACGAAGTCGCCCTCGCGAAACACGAGCACGTTCCGTGCTCGGCCTCTGCGTGCGACGTCGAGACCGAGCGATCGCGGAGCGCGCACGAGTGGCGTTCCGTCGATCGCGGCATCGCGGCCATAGGCGTCGAGCACGTCGGCGAGCGAGAGCACGCCCTCGGTGAGCGTGGTCGGGAATTCGGCGAAGACGTTCGTCATGACCCACGGGTTACGGATCCCGTAACGGGCGATCTGATCGAGCGCCCACTGCCGGCTGACGCGGTTCGTGCGCTTCGGATCGTTCGGGTCCGCGGTGATCGAGATCAACAGGTCCCACAGCTCGCGCTCACGGGTGAACGCGCGGTACAGCGGGCCCGACGCGTTCGTCGCGTTCCCCGCAAGGCCGAGCTTGCAGTCCTTGCCCGAGGCGAGCACGGCGTCCGCGGTGTTCGCGACGGCGTCCGGAATGCCCGAGGCCTCGTCGAGCACGAAGAACACGTAGTCGTCGTGCACGCCGGCGAGTGTCAGCTCCTGCTGCTCGGGATCCGCGGTCCGCGACCACTTGCGCGCGCTGATGAACCAGTTGTCCGGGTTCACGCCCCGCGGGTAGATGCGCTCGGCCCCCAGCTGCACGTTCGCCTTCAGGTACTCCGAGCGCTCATACCACTTGCCGAGCTCCTTCCACAAGCCGTCGCGCAAGTTGCCCTCGGTGATCGACGTCACCGGGATGTTCGCGAAGGGCCGCGTGACGAAGAAGTTCCAGATCAGCCAGGCGAGAAGGCACGTTTTCCCCGAGCCCTTCGCGGCCTTGAGCGCGAAGCGGCGCAAGCCAGGGAACGCGACGAGCGCCTCGAGCTGCTCGGGATCGGGCGCGGCGCCGAACTCGTTCACGACCATCTCGACCGGGTTCAGGCGCCAGCGCGCGAGAACGATCTGCGCCTCGCGTTCGCGATCAGACGCGCTCGCCGAAGCTGCGAGCGCGGTCACGCCGCCTCGGGCTCGGGCGAAGGAGCGAGCGCGAGCTGCCGGCGAGCCTCGGCCTCGATCGATGGCTGCATCGAGCCACGCACGAGCTGCGGAAACACGTGCTTGTGGGTGTGCTCGGCCTCGAGCTTCGAGCGATCGCCGAATCCGAGGTACTTGGTCTGCTTCGATAGGAAAATCGCCGCGGCGACGTTCTTCCCGTCGGTCGCGAGCCGCACGAGAGACCGCTCGACCGACTCGTTCCGGATCGCGACCGCCATCGCCCACTGCTCGCCGAGCTCGGCATCGGACTCGAGCATCCGGCGGAATTCGCCGAGGCCTCGGCCGACGAGCGTCGCCGCGATCGCGTGACCCCCGCCCGATGCGGCAACGCCGAGCACGAGACCGAGCTCGGCGTCGGTCAAGGGCTCCCCAGGTAACGGCGCGGCGAGAACCTCGCCCGATTCGGCCTGGCGCTTCACCAGCGCGTCGAGCGACTTCCCCAGCGCCTCGATCCCGTCGAGCAGCTGCCGCATCGGCTCGGGAGCCGAATCCGGCATCGGCGGCTCGAGCGGGATCACGCCACCATTCGCCGCCGCAGCCAGCAACGCCTGCTCTCGAGCTTTGCGCTTGGGACAGCCAGCCATGACCCCCGAAGCGTAAACGGGCCGCCAATCGAAAGCGCCTCAGCGCCGCCGCCGGAAGAACCGACGCAACATCCGCTCGAGCTCCAGATCGAGCGGACGATGCCCCGTCTCGATCCGCGTCAACACGAACTCGGACCGCAGACCGAGCCTACGCGCCAGCGCCTTCAGCGTCAGCCGACACCGCAACCGCTCCGCCCGCAACCACGACCCGAGCCCCGCGCTCCCCACGATCCGTGGCCGATGACTCCGAGCACGCGGCACACGCGCAGGCCGCGGCACCGGCGCCGCCACAACCGGCCGCGACCGCGCACCTCGGGCAAGCCCCAGCTCACAACCCCGACAGCCGTCATACTCGCCACCCTCGCAGGTCCTCACGCACGACACAGGAGAAATCCACGCCCGCCGCGGCGGACACGGCACCAACACCACAAGCAACTCCCCGACCCGCGCAAGCCGCCCACCACTCACCGCACCAGGCAGGATCGACTCGTCGGCCTCTAGCTCGAACTCGAGCTTCACCCAAACTCCTCGACATCGACCCAGCGACGCCTCACACGAGCAGCCGCAATCCCCGTCTCAACCTCGCGCAACAGGTACAGCCGCCCAGCTCGACCCACAACACGGAACCGCGTCCCAGGAAGCCAGACCCGACCCGCGGACTCGATCGGCACGAGCGACCGCACGATCGAGCCGGCAGGCGCAAGACGCTCTCGCCGGACGATCACGGGGAGGCCCGGAAAACCTGAAAAAATTCCCTGGATACCCACATGGGGCGCCTGCGCCGCGCCGGGATTCGCGGCCCCCCTGGGTGCTCCGTGCCCGCTCCGTGCCCGGAGTCCTCGCAACCCGTTGAGCCACCGAGAGAGACCCGGAGTTTCGTAGACCCATGGCCCCCACGAAACTCGCGCGATGATTCGCCGCACACCGATGGGGCTACCAGGCTTACCTGCCCTGCACCCTCACCGTTGCTCATGGGGTGTGGCGTTGGTTCGCTGGTCTGGTGGCGCGGCTGGGCTTCTCGGTGGCTTCGGCTCGTCGCCTGGCCTCGCTGGCGATGAGTTCCTGGCCGTAGGTGCAGGCGTGGCAGGCTGTGCCGTAGAGGGCGAGGTAGCCGGTGCGTCTGGCGACGCGTTCTTCGAGCACGAGGCCGGTGTCCTGGCAGTCGTGGCAGCCGTACATGGGTTCGTCGGCTGGACGGGTCATGGGAGGTCCTCTGGTCCGTCGGGGTTCTCGTGGGCATCGGGTTGGGTGTCGCGTGCGAGCTTGAGCACTCTGGCGCGGATGGCCTGCTCCTCGGGTGTGAGTTCGGGGAGTGCTGGGCCTTCGGGTTTGGGTGCGTCGCAGATCTCGCGCATGCGGCGGCGGTACTCGTCGTCGACGCCTCCGATTCCGCTGCGCGGCGAGGGGGGGCGCGCCGCCCCAGCGGAGCGCGCCGGGCCCCCGTCGCCGCGTGGAGATTCAGCAGAAGAGCCCGCTCTTCCTCCGCCCTCTGGAGGGCGGGAAGAGCGGGAAGAGCGGGAGGGAGCAGAGTGCCCGGCTGGATCCAGCCGGTTCACCAGCCGGGCACTCTGCTCGGCTGGACCAGCCGGATGGTTGACCGGCTGGTCCAGCTTGCTGGTACCAGCCGGCTGGAAGCGCCTCTTTCTTGGTTCGCGCTGGAAGGTCCCGTCCTCGCCTCGTTTGGCGTCTGCGGTTCGGGCTAGGCCGCCCAGGCGGGACATCGAGATTCGCTCCTCGGCGCCGGAGGCGTAGACGTTCCTTTCGTGCCACCCGTGGACCGTCAGGTCCTCATCGAGGAAGCCCGCCTCGATCAGTGGCCCGCGTAGTGCGTCGCTGCCGTAGACGGCCACGATATCGTCCTCGTCGAGGGCGCCGGACGGACGGAAGGCGCCGACCCAACACCACAGCCGGACGAGCTTGCCGGCCGCCTCGTCCTGGCTGATTCCCAGCGCTCGCGCGAGGCGCCGCAGCTTCCGATGGTGGAAGAGGCCTGTGCTGACCCTGACGTCTGTGTTCACCCTTCACCACTCTTCCCCACGTACCGCCCGTAGAGCTTCGACTCGCTTCGCTTTCCGCGCTCGGTCCGGAGGGCGAACTCGCAGTCCCGATGGCGCTTCCGTGATCGGCCCGCCTGGGCTCGTAATAGAGAGCTCTCATCGGTGCGCAGGAGGCGCCACAACCCAGGACGATCGCGGAGCTGGGCGATCTCCGGCTCGAGCATCCTGTCGGGCCCGCAATAGACCGGCGGCAGCTCGTCGAGCCACCCTCGCTCGTCGGTGGACACTGGCCCAGTTTGGTCTAGTCCATCGGCCGCTTCTGCTTTTTCGCCCTCATCCGAGGCGCCGTTTCCGGAAGCGCTGACCTCGGAGGCTAGCCTCCGGCCCTCGGGCGTCAGCCGCCACGAGACAACGCCGCCCTCGGTACGAGGCTCGATCAGCCTGCGTCGTGACAGCGACGCGGCCTTGCGCGGATCTATAGCGTCTCGCCGGACGAGCGGCTCGTCGTCGAACAGCGCTAGTGCCTGGCGTAGTCGTCCCTCGGTCAGTTCCTCGATCATGGACTCTCCCGTACCTGCCGCGGCGGACTGTCGCCGGCGTCGTCCTCAAGGTCCTCGTCCGTCTCTCTCTGGTCTGCCAGGGCGCGTCGCACGAGGCCTCCAGAGGTGATCAAATCCATGAACCAGAACTGATCGACCTTGCGCAGCTCGAACGCCATCGGATGCGCCTTGATGAATCGCAGCAGGTCCTCGTCGGTGAAGTACCAGGCGTCCGCCGGGGCATTCCCGCCTTCCGTGCTGCGTCCCCCGGGGCCGGTCCTGTTGGTGCCGCGCCTATTGCCATTCAGCTTGCCCTCGTGGATCCACCGGCGGATACCGTGGTGGTCGCAGCCGAAGCAGAGTTCGAGCTCCCGCAGCGTGTACCCCTCACGCCAGCGCCGGCTGATCCCCCTGTGCTTCAGCGCGAGCACGATCGCGGTCTTCGACCGCCCGGACAGACGCTTCGCCATCCAGTCGATCGTGCGGCTCCCCGCATGCTCCCAGAGGAAGCCGACCTCATCGGGCGTCCAGTTGGCCGGCTTCGTGTAGCTCAGGCCGAGCGCCGTTGCGCGACGAGTGACGGCCCACTTCGGCCAGCCGAAGCCGTCCGCGATCTCCTGCGCTCGGCCCCTCTTACGGCTGTCGTAGCGCTCGCGCAGGATCTCGTCGCGCTCCGGAGTCCAGCGGTACTTGATTCGATCGAGCGCCCAGCGCCGGCCGATGTACCGACACGCCGCGCAACGCTTCGGTGCAGGATTCGCCAGCCCCTCGAAGCCCTTCCCGCAGCCCTGGCAAACGTGCTCGGCCCGGGCGTGCTTGCGGTACTCCGAGCGAGTCCTCACGCGGTTTCCTCGATCTCGATCTCGACGCGCGGATGCGCCGGGTCGACCTGTTGCAGCACGGGTAGGTGGGTGAGGTACCGGTCGGTCGCGAGCACGCCGGCATCCTGGAGCGCGTCGAATGCGCTCTTGAGCGCCGCGAGGCAGTTGTCCGGATCTCGCCGAGAGCGACGCGACCGGTAAAAGAACGTCGCCTGAATCGTTGCTCGTGGCCACGCCGGTTCTTTGCGCCGCCCGAGTGCCTCGAGCGCTCCGATGTGCGCATCGTGCCGGTACTCGGCCCTGGCGCGGGCTAGAGCCTGCCAGCACACGCGGTCATTCGGCCACAGGCCTTTCGGGGGCAGCTGGAGGACAATGCGCACGAACCGGCCTCTCTCATACGTGAACAGGACAGGTACTTACCGGACGACCTCGACCCCTCGCTTTGCGAGCCAGTCGTCGATCTGATCGCTCGCGACCTCGAACGGCATGTCCGTCGGCGCCTCGGCGAGGAACTCCCACTTGAATTGCTGGTGCCACGCGACAGCGACCTCGTCGCCCGCGTGCCTCGCCAGGATCGCGAGCGCGAGCTGCGCGGGCCCGCTACCCCCGTAGCCCCATTCGAACCCGGTCGGTGAGTGGTTCCACAGGTCGAGCCTGAGCGGCAGCGGCTTGCCGTCGACGGTGGCCCGGACTCTCTCAGACGTGCGTTCGGCCCGGTAGGTCACGTCGGGATCTCCGCCTGCCGCTCGCTGGGCAGCAACGGCCGGCTGTCGAGCTCCTCGCCCGTCTCCGGGTCGAAGTAGAGCATGCGGCCTATGGCGTAGTCCGGCTCCGGCCGGAGCAGCCTGTCGACCTGCTCGCGTCCGAGCCGGAGCGCCCTGGCGATCGCCCCGAGCTCGCCACGCAGCTCCTTCTCCTGCTCGCGCGAGGGCAGCACGAACGCCGCGCGCTGTTCGAGGAGCGAGCCTAGATCCTCGGTCAGGCCCGCGACCTTGAGGCCGAGCTCGGCGCGCCGCCCTTCGGTGATCGCGACCTCGACCAAGCGGAGGGACAAGTGTCTCGTCTTGCGTGCCATTCAGTTACCTCCCCTTCTTCGATCGTGTCTTCGCCGGCCTGCACGCGCTGCACAGGTCCTTTCCGACCCAGGTGCACGGCGCCCCCGTCTTCTTCACGCAGCCCGAGCAGTCGTCCTCGGTGCAGCCGCACACCCGGCAGCTGCGCACCGGGGGTGCCGCCGCATCGACGATCTTGGCGACGTCGACCCCGAAGGCCTTGGCTCGCTTCGGGAAGTCCCGCTGGGCGCTGTACTCGCCGACGTCGGCGAGTATGGACATCATCGCTGCATGACGGATCAGGTCCTCTGCAGACGTCTGCGCGCTCTTCCCCACTCTTGCCCCTCCTATGCTGCTGCCTGCTGCTCCTGCACGACCCGCCCGCCGGCGATCTGGATCCGTGCGTCCGCGGCCTCGTGGATCACGCGTTTCATCGGTCGCCCCATGCAGTTATGCCGCCGGCTGCGTCGCCAGATCCCATTCCACGAGGACGCCTGTTCTGTGCCTGCTCGGATGCTGTGGCCCACCGGCAATTGCCAGGCTCGTAGTTGCCGTCGTTTTCGATCCGGTCGATCGAATGGCGGGACGACGGACGGGGGCCCATGTCAGCGAGGAAGTTCTCGAACGTGCCCCACCGCGCGCAGACGCGGATGCCCCGAGCGCCGTAGTAGCGGAAAGACAGCTCGTTGGGGTTCGAGCAGCGGTTTCTCATCCCGCACCAGATGCGGTACTCGTTGGTCTTTCGGCCCACGCGGGCTTGTCCGTGCCGAAGCCGGCACACACCCGAGAGCCTCAAGCATCGACACGACCTGGCCCTGCCGGATTTCAGGAGCTGTCCGGAGATGACCTTCTGGTTTCCGCAGTCGCAGAGACAGAGCCACCGTGACCCAGTGGAATCAGAGACGGCGGACCGCGCCAGCACGACGAGCATCCCGAAGCGCTGCCCCTCGAGCGATAGAGGCCTCATGGTGCGACACCGGCCTCGGTCAGCACGCGCCCGCCCTGTACAACGAGACGCGCGTCGGCCGCCTCCCAGATTTCCCGCTGGTGGGCCACGAAGATCACCTGGAACGCGTGAGAGAGCTGGCGTGCGCGACGCAGCATCCGGACATACGCCTGTGCGTTCTCTGGGTCGAGTGCGCCTGCCGTTTCGTCTCTCCACCAGGTGGCGTAACGGACGCCGAGCTTCCTCGACTGCAGAATGCCGATTGCCAGCGACAGGGCTTCACCGACCACGACACGCTCCCCACCGCTGAGCGCCTCGACTGATCTCTCTTGCCCCCGATCGAAGCACTTCAGGTCGAACGCCTCCGAGTATTCACCGTCGCGCTTCTCGCGTAGTGTCTCGAGCGTGACGGAGAACCGCGGTCCGTAGCAGCTAGCCAGGAGCTCGTTGACGAGCGCGGTGACCTCGGGCGCCGCGGCGTCGATCTCGAGCGCCTGGACGCCGTCCTTGCCGAGCCCGCGTTCGAGCAGCTGCCAGTCGCCGAGCTCGGTCGCGGCTGCGGCCTCCTTGACCACCAGGTCCTCGAGCTCCTGCGCCTTGCGCGCGAGCTGCTCGACGCGCTCCCGGGCTCGGGCCTCGGCGGCCACGGCAGCACGCTCGAGGATCTCGGTCGCCCGGAGTCTCTCGAACGCGGCCCCCTGCGCCTTTGTGAGCTCGGTGACGTCGCCGGCGTCGCGCCTCGCGGCCTCCCAGGCCTCGCGCGCGGCGTCCTCCCGCGTCGCCGCTGCGGAGATCTCCGCGGCGTGCATGGCGAGGTGGTCCGTGGTCACGCTCCGGAGCGCCTCGAGGTCATGGTCGAGCCTGGCTCGCTCGGCCGCGGCCTGCTGGACGTCCTTCCGCGCGGCCTCGAGCATCTCCTCGAGCGAGTCGTCGGCGGCATTCCGCTGCTCGGCGATCGCGGCGAGCTGCTCGCCGAGCGCGTCGCCGCTCTCGGCCCGGGCCAACGCGGCCTGCCCCGTGGCCACGGCCTGCTCGGCCGCCCGCAGGTCTGGCGGCGCGCCGAGCTCGGCGCGCGCTTTCTGCGCGGCCTCGCGGATGCGCACGGTCTCTCGGTACGGCCCGGCGTCAGGTGGCTCCGCCTCGACCAGGTCGATGCGGTCCTGCGCGGTGCGGGCATCCGCGAGCAGCGGGCAGGTGCCGGCGAGATCCTCGGGGTGGACCTCGCTCTGTTCGCCCGCGGAGTGCCCAGCGTCGAGGCGCGCGTACCACGCGCCGGCCTGCGTGCACGGCACGCTCGCGAGCCGCGCGGCCTGCTGCCGCAGCCGGCTCAAGTCCGCGTCCCGGCGGTCGGCCGCGGCCTGGTATGCGCGCGAGGCCTCGCGTTCCGCCTCCTGCGCACCCCGTAGCGCCGCGTCGGCGTCGGCGCATGCGACTACACCCCCGTTCGCCTCATCGCGTGCGGCCTGGGCAGCGGCGAGCCCCGCGAGGGCCTCCTCGAGGACCGGCAGCGCTCCGAGCTGCGCGTGCAGCCGCTCGGCCCGGTCTTCGAGTGCGTGGACGGCCGCCGCGTGCCTCCGTCTGGCCGCGGGCTCCAGCTCCTCGACCTTCCGCGCGTCGAGGAAACGGATCCGCTCCGCGTGCTCCTTCTCCGCCGCCTCGAGGCGCTGCGCGGCCTGCGTCCGCGCGATGTGTAGCTGCACGGCCTCCCGCTTGGCCGCGGCCAGTGCGTCGTAGAGCGCAGCCGCGCGCTCACCAGCCGAGCGTGCGCGCTCGAGTACATTCGAGGAGGCAGCCTCAGCCTGCCGGGCGGATTCCAACGTTGCCCCGGCCAAGGCCACCGCCTCGATCTCCTGGGCCAGCTCGGCGCGTGCGGCGTCGAGCGGCGCGATCTCGTCCCGGACCCGCGCGGCGAGCGATCGCGCCCCCGCGAGCGCCTGCTCGGCGCTCGTGCGCTCTGCACGCGAGCGGCCCGCGAGCTGCTCGAGCAGCCCGAGGCCGAGCAGCTCACAGAACAGCGCTTTCCGATCACCTTTGCGGAGCGTGAGGAAGCTTCCGCCCTTGTCCTGCGCGGCGAAGACCGAGGCGAGCAGCAGATCGGGCGAGCCGAAGCGCCGCAGGACCTTCGCGTCGAACGCTGCAGCCTTCCCGTCGGTCACGGGCGCGCCGTCGACGAGGATGTAGCCATCGGTCGTCCGGCGCTCGGCGTCGATCGCCAGGCGCACGGAGATCTCCGCGCCCGCGCCGTCGAGGAACACCGCCTCGACGTAGGCGTCGGTCCCGTGACAGTGCTCGTAGAGAGAGCCCGCGCGCGTCGCGAAGCGCTTGAAGAGCGCGGCGAATGGGGCCTCGAGCAGTGTGCTCTTCCCCGCGCCGTTCGGGCCGACGACGGCCACGAGGCCCTCGCCGAGCGCGTCGAAGTCGATCGACACCGGCTGCGCGTACGTCGTCAGGCCGCGGAAGGAGAGCCGGAGGAGTTTCATGATCTCGCCTCCGGTAGGAGGCGAGACGCGTCGTGGATCAGGATCTCGGGGAGCCGCGCGATCGCGACGTCGCCAAACGTGCGGCCGTCACGGCCGACGAGGAACGGGAGGAAGATCACCGCTGGGTCGATGATCCCGGCTTCGACCGCGTTGAGGGCCGCCTTGAGCCAGAGCAGGAGCACCCGATGCTCGTGCCGGCCAGCCCCCTGGCGGAGCCGCTCGAACTTCGCCGGGGAGAACGCGCCGTTCCGTCCGTCCCGAGCGACGGCTCGGAGCTGCGTCTCGTCAGGGAGTTGGAGGACGAAGCGTGCCAAGTAGGTCTGGTCGTCGCGCAGCCACTGGAAGTGCAGTTCGACGCGGCCGACTCGGTAGTCGTCGGCCCATCCGATCCTCTCGCAGCCCCACGCGCGCAGTAGGTCGTCCACCTCTGCACGGCTGCGGCCGACCGAGACGGTCGTGTCCTGCGCGTAGCGTCTCACGCCGGCACCTCCTGGCCCTGCTCGATCTCCGCCAGCTTCGCGCGGAGGCGCTCGCGCATCGGCTCGTCGGTCGCGATCTGTTTAGCCGCGAGCCAGGCCTCGACGCGCTCCCATGTGTCGCGCGCGGCCGAGATCTCCGCGCAACGCACGCGCGTGGCGTGCACGAGCACGGCCTCGATCTTGACTTCGTGCGCGCCGGCGTTCAGGAGACCTCGTTCGATGTCGGCCTCGTCGACGGCGTGCAGGGACTCCGCTCGGATCCGGTAGCGGAATCGCACGAGCGCGCCAGCGCATTCCGATCGATTCCACTGGTCGCCAGCGCCTACCGACTCCGTCCAGTCCCGCTCGATCAGCAGGATCCGGCGAGCGGGCAGCTCGCGGAACTCCCAGCGCACGCCGCCCGGCTCGCGCCAGCGCTCCGGGTCGATCTCGACGTAGACCCAGCCCTTACTCTCAAGTTCTCCTAGATCGTGGCGCTGCGGCGAACCCGGGTAGCGCAGCCGATCCCAGCCCTGCCCCTTGTGGATGTGCGATAGGTTCACCCACGCGCAACCGAGGTCGATCAGATCACCCGGGGAGAACTCGACTCCCTGCCCAACGAGGACCTGCCCGGTCGAGGTCTCCGAGCCCGCGACGAGGGCGTGAGCCGCCAGGATCGGTATGCCTCCCGCCGCGGCGACGCGGTGCGCCTCCGCTCGGATCGCGACGAGCAGGCTCCTGGCGGCCTCGATCGTGAGATTGGTAGTCGATGCAACGGTCGTATCCGATGGGAGGGAGGCGCACAGGTGGGCTTTGGAGAACCAGCTGAGACCGAGCAGGCCGACGATCGTGCCGGCGAGGTCGAGCTCGTGCGCGCTACCCGGTGCCGCTGTCGCACGCGTCTCGACGATCAGCCTGTGCTTCGTGCGCAGGCGGGCGAGAATATCGATGTCGCCCTCGACGTCGTGGTTGCCACGCACGAGGAACACCGGGGCGACCTCGGTCATCGCGGTGAGGATCTCGACGGCCGCGTTCCGTTCAGTGGGCGTGCTGCGTCGATCGTAGAGGTCGCCACCGTGAAGGAACAGGTCGACGCCGGCGTCGCGCGCCTGATCGACGAGCGCCAGGTGCACGGCGACGTTGTCGTCGAGGCGCAGGCGTTCCGACAGGTGACTGTCCCCTGTACAGGCAACTCGCAGCATCAGGCCCCCTTCGTCGTCGACCGTTTCCGCTGCTCCTCGGCCATCGCCGGCGTCATCGCCGGGTACTGCCGGAGCTGGAGCGTCGCCAGGTGCTTGTGCGGCTCGTAGCTGAACAGCCGGCCAGGGAAGCAGGCGCCGCAGCGCGGCGAGCCCGTGCGATCGATCGTCAGCTTCGCGATCTCCGCCGTGATCTCGGCCTGGCACGAGCAGGGACACCCGCAGATGTGCACCGGCGCCGCGGCCGCTGGCGGCTCGTCGAAGTCCAGGCCGTCGTCCCCGAGCTGCTCCGCGGGCGAGAGCGCGCGCTCCGGTGTCGCGTCCACCAGTACGCGCGCCTCCGGCAGCTCGCGGTCGACCGCGCTCTTGAGCGCGCCGCGCAGCCGATCCTTGTACGCCTCCTGCGGCGGCCGGCCGTACAACGCACCGGACGAGCCTTCGACGATCCGGATCAACGCGGCCTTCTGGTCCGGGTCCTCGGGATCGAGTGCCGGGACCAGCTTCGGAACGATGAACGGCTTGGCGAGGTCCTTCGCGCTGTACTTCTGGCGCAGCGAGAACAGGAGCCGGATCCCGCGTTCGATCGCCTTCGTCTCCGCGTGGCTCTGGATGTGCCGGCGCTTGTCCGCGAGCGCCGTGTCCTCGTACGGCACGAGCCGCCCGGTCTTCCCGCCCTGCGAGTCCTTCTCCGGCTTCATCGTTTCGGGCGCGCCGGAGCGGAGGTCCATCTCCTTCGTCGCGATGACCTGCCGCGGCGTGCCGTCGAAGTCTCGTACGCCGAGCACGACCTCGATCTCGCAGTAGTGCGGGTCCGAGCGGTCGTCGAGCCTGCGCTTATCGACGATCTGCACGCCCCCGGCGGCCATGATCTTCGAGAGCGCGTTCTTGCCGAGCGCGACCTCGTCGCCCTTGCAGAACCGCGGGTCGCGGTAGCACTCAGGGCCCGCGCCGTAGCTGTCGACCGTCGGGTCGACGACGACCGCCCGCAGCGAGATCTGGTGCATCGGCATGATGTGGTCGACCGCGGCGATCGGACAGATGACGTTCGCGCTCGCGCTCAGCGCCTCGAACGCGGCACGTAGCTGCTCGACCGAGCCGACCGGCTGCGTCGGCAGGCCCGCGGCGACCGCTTTGGCCAGTGTGGCTAGTGTGGTGGTGCTCATGCGGTTTCCTTCTTCAGCCGCTCGGCGGCCTGGTGTTCGTGGTACTTGGAGCATGTCGCGTGGTGGCTGACGAGCGAACCACGCTGGCGCGTGCAGGTCTTCATGTCGGCCCACAAGCTGTACGTCGGGGGCGACGGATCGAGGCAGACGCCCGTCCCGTGCTCGTCCTTGGCGAACACGACCTTGCGGCCGCAGAAGCGGCACGGCCGAACTGCGGCGCCGCCCGCGGCGAGCTCATCCGCTCGGCTCACGCTCAGAATCTCCCTTGCTCGAGTGCCGCGACATTCGCTCGGAGACGGATCACGTCGAGCCGCGCGGCCGAGAGCTCGCGGTAGGCGTCCACCAGCGCCTCGACGGCGACGACACGCACGCGTGCGATCACCTCGGCCTGGCGGCGGATCACCTCGTCGCGCTCGGCGAGCGTGCGCTGCTGCGCGGCACGGCGGAGACTCTCAGCGTGGATCGAGCCGATCGACGCCACGTCAGCTCGCCGTCCCGAGGGCCCAGCCGATGAACACTCCAACGCCGATGCAGATCAGGTGCGTGACGACCTGGCCGCCGTGCCGTGCGAGCCACGTGCCGATGCGATCTGGCCGTGGCGCAGCGAGCCGCCGCGCCCCGGGGAAGCAGTCGCGGTAGTGCGCGGAACCCGAGCGGCCCCAGGACTCGCGGGCCGCGCGACGGTCGGTCGGGAGGTGGTACGGGAGTGTCGGGCGGAGCGAGCGGCTCTTCATCGGTGCCTCCGCACGAGCTGCGGTCGTTCGGGGGCACCCTCGCGCAGCTGTTCGCTCTCCCGCTCCTCAAACTGCCGGATGTGCTCGGCGGAGAAGACGATCCGCTTGCCGTGCCGAGTCGCGGCGAGCCGGCCCTCGCGCACCCAGCGCCGGACGGAGCTCGTGTGCGCGCCGAAGTACTTGGCCATCTCCTCGAGCGTGTAGCGCTTGCCTGCGACGTCGGCGGGGTCCTGTGACTTCATCTCGGGGCCTCCCTTCAGTCGTTGCCGGCGAGCTGGACCGGGAGCCGCTCGGGCTCCTCGACGTCGCCCACGTCCTGGGCGCGTGGCCCGCCGTTCGAACCGCGGGCCCGGACGGTCTGCCGGTAGCCGCGCAGGTACCGCTTGAGCGCGACGCTCAACGAGGCGGACTTCGTCGCCCCGGTCTCTTCGAGGAACTCCCGGAATCGGAGCGCGGTGTCGACGTCACACGCGAATTGGATCTGGACCTTCATGTGCACCTTTGCCCCCTAGGCCACCGCTGGCCGGTTTGGACGGACGGGAAACCAGAGAAAGCCGGATCACCGCGCGCGCTCCCGCTCGTCGAGCTCATGGAGCACGGCCTCGGCGATCGACTCCTTCCCGAGGCTCACCCGGCGCTCGACCGCCGCGGCAAGATCCGCCGGCGTCGGCGTGAACATCCCGAGCAGGTGGTCGATCAGCGCGCCGCGGAACGGGTCGTGCGGCCCGGCAAGCCGCATCAGGAGCAGCAGGTCGTCGAGCCCTGGTAGGCCGCCGTCCCCTACCCAGCGTCGGATCTGCGCGTAGCCGACGGGGATCTCCCCCGCGAGCGCCTTCGCGCCTCCGTGCGCCTTACAGACGCGCTCGACCAGCTCCGAGACGGCCTCGGACGGCCGAGCCAGGGGGTCGGGCGAGAGCGAGCGAGTTTCTCGCCTGTGCTCGCCTGACCCCTCCGGGGTACGTCTCGGCCTATAGAACGTGTGGTCCATGGGAGCTCGTTCAGGCGGCGCGCTGGTCTCGCCGGATGAACCGCCGAGCGAGGTCCCGGAGCACGCGGGAGATACCGCCCTTTTGTCGAGCGATGCGCTTGAAGGCCTGGGCGTCGGACTTCGGGAGCCAGAACCCGAGGAAGGCCTCTCGCTCCCGTCGCTTGTTGGTGTTCAACACAACGCGATATTGTGAAGAGTGTTGAACACAGAGTCAAGTGGAAATGTTCAACACCGCGCCACTTTTTCAACAACCCCAATCCTGCCAGCATGTTGAACGTGGCAAATAGGGCCGGAAAAAACGTCGGCGGGTTCGTCGATCCGGAGCTCGCGGATGCTCTGCACCGGGAAGCCGAGGGGGCGCACGGAGCAAAGACCCGCATCCTCGAGGAGATGCTGCGGCAGCGCTACGGGAAGACCGCCCCACGCCCCTGGCAAACCAAAGTCGTCGAGGCGTTACGTCACCTGGAGCAGCTCAACGAAGGCCTGCACAGTGACGTGATCAGGCTCGTACAGTCCGCCGCGGACAAGCGGAACGCGAGGACGATCAGGCTTCTCGCTGCCGGGCTCGATCATTTGGCTCGTTCCGAAGGAGCTCGAAGGCCTCGGCGCAAAGGCGCCGAATCGACTCGCGCGTCTCGGCCTCGGATGGTTCGGGGACGTTGACCGGGAAAGGTATGATCTTGGCCATGGCGGCCTCTGACCCGATCCCCGGCCGGGCTTGGGGCCCGCCCTCCCGGTCGTTACCGGGCCGGCGGGAAGCGTTGGGCTGTGGGGTGCCATTCTTGTACCGCGAAGCTCGGCGCTGGTCAAGGGTCGTCGTGCTCGTTGCCACCGCCGCTTTCCTCCCCTGCCTGGCGGACGACGACCCGTGCGCATTCGGTGGCTGGAAGCCGGGCATGGATGTGACAGGGCTCGACGACAAGAAGCGGTTCAAACTTGGGCGGTCCAAGATTCTGCAGACGCAGTGGAACGTCTACGAGACTGTCGGTACATCGCCCAACTACCGGCAGCTGATCGAGGTCCTGAGCGGGCGCGTGACCCGGGTCATTCGGGAGTACGACGCGGCGCACTTGGACGAGGCCTACACGGCGCTCGTGACTCGTCTCGGCGAGCCCGACGCACCGCCGGCGATGCTGCCAGAGGTCAAATCCACGATTCACCCGTTCGGGGGCTCGGTCACGACGACCTACCGCGCGACCTGGCACAACAGGGACTGCGGCCAGCGAATCCAATTCGCCAAGCAAGGGAAGATGGTCGTCTGGGGCTCAGGCGGCGATCGCGGTGCCCTACTCGTCGAGGAGCTTCGGGATCACGGCCTGGCGGATTGAAGGGGGGGCCGTTTCTTGAGCGACCTGGGAGATGCGCTTAAAGCGTTTGCGATCGATACCTGGTACAAGGCGTTCGGGGTCGTCGGTGCGATAGCTTTCGTTGTCGCCCTATTCGTTGAAATGAAAGGGCTCAACAACGGCCAGGTGCAGCTCATAGGAGCTGGAGCTTTCCTGTTCGGCCTTGTTGGTCAGTGGAAGAATGAAACCACCGAAACGGCGATCAAGCCGCCGAACGCCTATACAGGGCCCGCTGCGATCATGACCCGGACTGTCCGCCGCGCCACGTTCCTCGGGGTCATTCTCGAGGTGGTCGGCGTTCTCCTCATGGTCATCGGTGTCTGGAAGATACTGATCCAAGACTGACCCCTTGACAATTCCGCCTCGGGGGCGGATACTCCGGCGCATGGCACGAGAAGTCTCGGTCGGGGCCGCCGCCGGCGCGCTCCAGATCTCAGCGCGTAGGCTGCGCGAGCTCTGCGCCTCAGGCGACGTCGTCGGCGCTCGGCGGATCGGCGAGGGAAACCGTTCCACGTGGAGCGTCCCGGTGAACCGCGCCGGACGTCCGCAGATCCTCGACTGGCCGCGGAAGCGCGGGCCGAAGAAGAAGGGGGCACCATGAGCGGACCGGGTTCGATCGCCACGACGAAGGACGGGACCAAGCGGGCGCGGATCCGGATCAACGGCCGGATGCACTCCCGCACGTACGAGACGCGCACGAAGGCCGCGGCCTGGCTGAAGCTGATGCGCAGCCGGAAGTTCCTCGAGGAGGTCGACGGCGTCACGGTCGAGACGCAGCCGAAGATCACGTTTCGCGTGGCCGCTCAGGGGATCCACGACCGGGACGGCAGGGTCGTCCAGGCCGGCTTCCTCGATCACATCGAGACGATCGGCAGCCTCGGGCGCAGGAAGCGCCGCCACACGCCGCAGACGCTCCAGGCCTACGGGAGCCAGGTCCGGCAGGTCCTCAGCTGGTGGGGCGACCGGCGGATCAAGGCGACGCGCCAGGAGGACCTCGACGACTACGAGACGCACTGCCGGGCCGAGGGCCTCTCGACATCGTCGATCCGGCACCGGTTCGATCGACTGGCCCAGATCGCCCGCTTCGCCGAGCGGAAGGGCTACGTGCGCGGCCTCTCCTGCCGGGTCGAGCGGCCGGCTCTGATCCTCGCGAGCAAGCCGCGCGTTGCCGGCGAGCTGCAGCTCGCGGACGTGCTCTGGGGCGCGCTGCAGATCGCGGCCGAGATCGACGACGTGCAGCCTGTCGTGGCCGTGCTCCTCGCCTCCCAGGCGGGGCTACGACGCGAGGAGATCCTCCGGCTCAGGCACCGGGACGTCACGATCGAGGCGGGCCAGGACGGCTCGATCGGGCGGATCCACGTCGCGGTCGAGGGCGAGTCCTTCCGCACGAAGAGCGGGAAGGGGCGCACGGTGCCGATCTGGTCGGCCGAGCTGAAGTCAGCGCTCGAGCCGGCCCGCTTCGGCTGCGACGGCCGCCTGATGGCGGTCAAGACTGTATCCGGGGTCACGGGGTTGCTCGATCGCGCGGTCGCACGGTCCCAGAGCCTGGTGACCAAGGCGCTCCCGAAGGCGCCAGCCGACGACCGGAAGATCCTCGAGCAGCTGCGCGCCGAGCTCGGGGCGCCGATCGGTCTCCACGACCTGCGGCACCGCTACGCGACGCGGGTCGGGATGCTGACTCAGACGCCGTCCCCGCGGCTCCAGGCCTGGCTCGGCCACGCGAGCCTCGTCACGACCCAGCGCTACGTGCACGCGGACGCGGCACCTGCAGAGCTCCTCGACTGTCCGGCCGCCCTGGCGGTCGCGAGCTCGCGCCTCGTCCGCTTTGTGCCCGCTGTGTGCCCGCGGGCTGATTCGATCCAGGAGGATCCTTCTCCTGTTTCGTCAGCAAACCATTGA